TCCAAATCAAGGATGGACTTTCCATGGCTTGCGTCATACATGTGGCACCCTTCTATACCAGAGTGGTATCCACATATTTGATATAGCCAAACAACTTGGTCACAGTTCAACCAAGGTCACTGAAAGATACATGCACGCGAACGATAAGCAGCTCGCAACAAAAATAAATGCGATAGACTTCGCTGTTGCGTAATGCGCCCCGTCCATAGCATGTTGAAAACACCACTATTTGATACGTTTTTTTGCAATGTTAAGCCCTTCTGTTACACTTTTATCGCTGAAAAGCCTTGGGAGCGTGGTGGAATTGGTAGACGCACCGCACTCAAAAAGCAACATCAATAGTTAGGTTAAGTGGAAGGGATTAGGTAACAAACCTAGTCCCTTTCTTTGTTTATACCTGTACGAAAGTGCAACGAAAATCCGTAAAAAACTCTACCATCAATGCCGACACCACTTGAAGTCGAAAGACAGATCGCATTTGAACGTAAACAGGTAAGAGGTGGCGTAGAAAAACTACGCAAAGACACCAAGAATTTGGAGGACAAGACTTATGCGTCCGCCACTGTTTATGGGTCAGTCGCAATAAGTGAAATATTGTTAGAACTGATTAAGCACATTGATACAAAGAAAGCAAGATATAAAAAATTAAGAAGAGGTCCAGATGTTGCGCTTCATTTTAAATGCACATTTCCTATTGATTCAGACATACAAGCCTTAATCACATCCAAGGTCGTATTTGACCATGTGTTCTCACCTCGCAAGTTAAAGCACAATGTAATGACAATTTCATTAGCCATTGGACATGCAATAGAAGGTGAAGCTCAACTTAGTTATTACGAATCAGTTGCTCCTGAGTTATTTGAAACACTAAAGAGGAATTATTGGCACGATGCGAAGGGTACATCTTACAAACGTAAATGTATTCAAACCCTCATACACAAGAAGAACATTACTCCTTGGACTAGCTGGGATAAAACAACCAAGATAAAAGTTGGTGCTTGGTTATTAGATTGTTTCCTTGATTCGACTGGATACTTTGAAAAGAATATTTTCTTTAAGGGTAGTAAAAAATGTTTAACACTTATACCTAGTGAAAAGTTCATCAAGTATCAGGAGGAGATAGTTGCATGTGCTGAGATTTATAGCCCATTACTTAAGCCAATGAAGATCCTTCCAAGGAGATGGTCAGTACTTCAAGATGGTGGATATTTTTTAAATGATCTAACTCGTTGTTACGAGATGGTAAGGAGGGGTTATGGCGGATTAATACAGGGGGAAATTCCTATTGAGTTCCTTAATAAAATCCAAGAAGTTGGATACCGTCTAAACCCTTTTACAATGGGGGTTGCCGAGGAATTAGAGAGACAAGGAGTTGCCGTAGGAAAATTCCGCCCTGTTATTGAGCATGTAATACCACCTAAGCCAGTAGATATAGACACCAACGAGGAGTCACGTACGGAGTGGAAGAGAGCAGCTAGAGAAGTTTGTAACTTACGAGCTAACGAAGTAAGGAAGTCATGCCGTACTCGGATGACTATGAACATTGCCAGAGAGTTCAGGAATGATACTTGGTATTTGCCTTTTAGCTATGACTATAGGGGAAGGGCATATCCCATTCCCTCCTTCCTCACGCCTCAAGACACTGACTTTGGGAAAAGTCTCTTGATCAGCGACAAGGGTGCATTAATCACGGACGAAGGTAAGGACTGGTTGTCTTTTCAGGTAGCTACTTGCTTTGGTCTGGATAAAGCCTCATGGCAAGAACGCATTGACTGGTGTGCAGATGGTACAAATAGAGAATTAATCAAGCGAGTAGCTACTGATCCTCTAGGTAACATAGGCGACTGGGAGAACGTTGACGAGCCATGGCAATTCCTCGCCGCTGCGGAGGAATGGTATGCCATACATACAGGTAAAAGAGTTCACTCTCATCTTTTCGTGGCAACCGATGCTACTTGCTCAGGGTTACAGATCCTTGCAGGAATGGCTCGCGATAAGTCCACGGCACAGATGGTTAACGTCATCGGTAGCGATAAGCCACAAGATGCTTATAAGGTTATAGCTGATAAGAGTAAGCCACATATTCCAGAGAGGTTAAGAGCTAACTGGAATAGAAAAAAATGTAAGAGATGCGTTATGACAATCCCTTACAACGCAAAGCCTTTCAGCAATCGAGCGTACATACGTGAAGCCTTAAAAGACGACGATATAAAGATAGATAAGGATGAATTAACCCAATGCGTTAAAGCTGTCAGGAATGCCATGGAGGACGTAGTCCCCGGTCCCATGAAAGTCATGCGCTGGATTGAAACTGAAGTATCTAAGTCTATAAAAAATGGTGCAAAAATTATTAAATGGGAAACTCCTAGTGGATTCATAGTTGTCCAAAAGCTCATGAAACATGAGACAAAAACAATAAAGACTCAACTAATGGGTAGAACCGAAATAAATATTGCTGGCGCTGAAAAAGGCGTTGACCTTAAACATCACAAGAACGCAACTGCACCAAATCTTATACATAGCTATGACGCCTCTTTACTACATCTCAGCATCACTGAGTTTGGAGAGAGACCAATAGCAACAATACATGATTCTGTCCTGTGTTTAGCCACTGATATGAAATACCTTTCCACCTTGGTAAGGAAAACATACATGCATCTATTCGCAGAGAACGAACCCCTAAAGAACTTTGCCAGAGAGATCAAGGCAGAGACCCAACCGCCGATTATTGGAGACCTTCAACCGTCCGAAGTAATTGATTCAACATACTTTTTTTGTTAATGACAAGAACCATCCACATCACTGAAAACCCAGTTAAACTAACTGGTTTCAACGCAATACTTAAGCCTTCTAAGTTTGGTTACACACTTAGGGCAATAGTAGGAGAAGAAATAATTGATGCTTTAGACGCAGAAAGAACAGACTGCTTAGATTGGTGTATAAGTAAGCTTAAGTGCAAACCTAATAGAGCCACTTGTAAGCCAGAGCCATGGGAAGAAGTTTACCCAGGTAAATTTGTAGTTAAGTTCTCATGGAAGGAGGAGAATAAGCCGCCTATTGTTGACTGCGAAGGTACGTTAATAACAGACGAAAACCTACCAGTTTACGAAGGTAGCGAAGTAAAGATTGGATTTACTCAGAAGCCTTACCTATTGCGTGATGGAACTACATACGGCACTAGCCTAAAGTTATCTGGTGTACAGATTGTCAAGGTACAAGAGGGAGCTTCACTTGGTGGAGATCTTGACGAGTCAGGAGTAGCCAGCTTGTTTGGCAAAACTGAAGGATTTAAGGATGGTGATATAGACACCACTGAAGCAGCAGGAACACCAGCCTCAGTAGAAGCAGATGACTTCTAATGTTTCGCAGCAAACTCGAAGAGAAAGTTGCTGACCTTTTATTTGAATTAAATATTGATTATGAGTACGAGAGTAAAAAACTCTGCTATGTAATCCAACATCATTACTCTCCAGATTTCATTCTTCCGAACGGAAGGATTCTGGAATGTAAGGGGTATTGGGATAGTGCAGATCGCAGAAAAATTCGCGCTGTGATCAAGGACAACCCTGATCTAGACCTAAGAATGGTGTTTCAAGATCCATATAAAAGGATTAGTAAGAAATCTAAAACGACGTATGCCATTTGGTGCGATAGATACAACATCAAATGGTGTGCTTACCACGATATACCTGTTGATTGGTTGATATGAAACAGGGTGAATTTATACGTCACGAGCCATGCGAGGTATGTGGCTCGTCTGACGCAAAGGCAGTTTATACATACAACACATATTGCTATAGCTGCCACTCTTATACCTCTTCAGATGACACCCACCCCACTTTTAATGTGCCAAATGTCAAATTCGAAGGAGAACCACAGAAACTCACCAAGCGAGGAATCAGTGAAGCAACCTGCCAGTACTACAAAGTCTACAGGGATGGCGAACTTCTCCGCTTCCCTTATTACAGCAGCAGTGGCTCACTACAGGGATTCAAAACAAAAACCAAATTAAAGGAATTCAAGTATGAAGGGAACACTACTGATACTCTCTTTGGTCAGCATCTATTTCCTAGTAGCGGTAAACGGATCACTATTTATGAAGGTGAGCTAGACGCTATGTCTGGCTGGGAGGCGTTACCAAATTGGGCACATGTCTCCTTACCTCATGGTGCAGCATCTGCAAAAAAAGATTTAAGGAAACAAATCTCCTACCTCCAAGGGTACGACGAGATATGTTTATTCTTTGACAACGATGAAGCTGGACAAAAAGCAGCACAAGAAGCAGCAAGTATCTTACCTGCGGGTAAGGTAACGATTGCGAAGCTTGCTGAATATAAGGATGCTTCAGATGCACTACAAAAACTAGATACAAAATCAGTTAGAAATGCTATTTATAACGCTGATCCTTATCAGCCAGACGGTATTGTTGATGGTAAAACATTATTAGAAGTAGTAACTACACCTAATACACCTTGTGAGCACGAATACAAATTAAAGGGTCTACAGAAACTAACCCACGGTATGCGTAGCTCAGAATTGACTACCATCACGGCGGGTACAGGGCAAGGTAAGAGTACATTCTGTCGCCAGCTTGCGGTTGACCTACTTAATGATGGAGTCAAGGTTGGGTACATAGCCCTTGAAGAATCCAATAGACGCACAGCTCTAGGGCTTATGTCTGTTGCCACAAGTCAAGCCTTACATATAGGAGAACATGATACTCAAACGCTTAAAGATGCGTATGATCGGAGCTTGGCTAATTGGAATCTATATTTGTATGACCACTTTGGGAGTCTTGATCCTGACGTTATATATAGCCGTTGCGAATATATGGCTCTCGGTCTCGAAACGAAAGTCATCTTCCTTGATCATTTATCCATCCTCCTCTCAGGTCTTGACGGAGTACAGGATGAGCGTAGATGTATAGATAAGACGATGACCAACTTAAGGTCATTGGTTCAACGCACTGGTATTAGCTTGTTTCTTGTAAGTCATTTGAGAAGATCAGGTACTGGCTCAACCTCTGCGGAGGAAGGCGGTAGAGTATCTCTCTCAGCACTCAGAGGCTCACATAGCATAAGCCAGATAAGCGATAACGTATGGGGATTAGAAGCAAACCAACAGGCGGAAGGTGATAGATCGACCGTACTGCGGGTGCTCAAGAACCGATACACGGGCGATGTGGGGGTAGCTTCAAACCTTACATATAACAAGGATACTTGTGTCTTCGAAGAGGAGACCGAATCTTTCAATCCATCCGAGGATTTCTAATGATCGTATTCGATATAGAAACCAATGGGTTGCTTAAGACGGTTTCCAAGGTTCACTGCCTTGTTACTTATGACACGGAAACAGACAGACTCAATACATATAACAACCAAGGTACATGTCCCAGCATTGTTGAAGGGTTACTGACTCTCTCTAATGCTAAACATTTAATTGGTCACAATATTATTGGGTATGACTTACCCGTACTACGTAAGATATATCCCCATTTCAAACTCAGTGGTAAACCTTTCGATACCCTTATCCTCTCCAGATTATTTTGTCCAAACTTATTTGCTATAGATGAAAAGCGAAAACATATGGAACCAAAGCTTAAAGGACGTCATAGTCTAGCGGCTTGGGGTTACAGATTAGGAGAGTATAAAGGCGAGTTTGGTGAGACGACTGACTGGGCTGAGTGGTCACAAGAAATGGAAGACTACTGCCAACAAGACGTAAAAGTAACTATGAAGCTATGCAAGCATTTCCAGAAGAACTTCCTGACTGGTGCTGGCTAGAGCATCAGGTTGCACAGATACTAACTACCCAAGAGGAATATGGATGGCATTTTGATGAGAAATCTGCATGGGAACTTGAACAAGATCTCAGAGGAGAACTGGAAAGAACTACTGCGGTACTTCGAAACAGGCACCCTTACGTTGCAGACACGAGATTCACTCCTAAAAGAAATAACCAGACTAAAGGTTATATAGAAGGGACTGGAAAAACAGAAGAGCACTTGCACTGTGGTCAGAAAACCATCATAGAAGAGTGTTCGTTCACGAAGCTAAAAGAACTAAATGTTACCTCTAGAGATCACATCGCATGGATTTTGACTACTCACGATGGATGGACACCCTTATCAATAAGCTCGAACGGCAAGCCCGTTATAGACGAGAAGGTTCTAAAGGACCATGGGTCGGATATAGCGATGAAATTTCTTCGATGTCTGGAGCTGAAGAAGCTTTTAGGGATTCTTTGCGAAGGCGTGAACGCATGGCTGAAGCTTGTTACGACGTCTAGCCGAATACATCACCATTGTTCAGTAGCTACCAATAC